GCAAAACGATTTCAGCATTCTTTTGTTTTTGAAGAACATCAATTTTTAAATTGACTTCCAAAAGATCAGAATTAACTTTATCGAATTCATCATTAGTAGTTTTTTTAATACTATTTAAGAATTGATCCCTTTTATTTTCGAATACTTTGATTTGACCTTCTTTATTCTTAATATAACTGATTATATTATTTTGATATTCTATTTCTTCTTGAAGAACATTCATTTCTTTCGCTTGAGTTTCATATAATAACTTTAAATCATTAAGTTCACTAACATCAATCTGATTTTGTGCTTCAATATTAGCTATTTCATTTTTCTTTGATTTTATAGACTCGTTTTTAAATTTGGTGTCTATCATCTGACTGCATGTCGGACATGAATCTGTGTGCTCTAAAAACTCAATTTCTTTTTTCAAAGAAGCAAATTTTTGTGCTGCTAAGCTTATATTATGATTTTTATTATTAATTTCTTTTAATGTAAAATCCTTTTTTTCCTTGACGACATTATGTGCTGTTCGAAAATCATTCTTTTTAAATTCAGATTTCTTGATCTTAATTTCTTCTTTAATCTTATCAATTTCGACCTGAAACCCTTCGGCCAGCTTGGTGCGGTCTTCGGCCTCTCGTGCCTGAGCATCCTGAATGTTTTTGATTCTTTCAATCAATGAAGTCTTTACACTCGTAAGACTATTAAAATCTTCATTTGTTTCGATGATCTGCTTCTTCAGACGTGTATTCATCAGACTTATGTCTTCAAGGTCGAGGATATTCTCCACTACCTTGCGTCTCTGCTCGGCAGGAAGGTCAAGGAAGGGGATAAACGATGCTGACCCTAGCACCACTACCTGACAGAAAGCCTTATGGTTACAACGCAGGACAGAGCGTTCTAGATAATCTTGGTAATCTAGATTCTTTGCGTCCTGTGGAACAAGTACCCCATTCTTGTAGATTTCAAATATATTCGGCTTAATGCCTCGAACGACAAGGAAGGTATCAAAACCAATTTCAAATTCTACCTTGACTAAAGTACGCTTTTTGGTAATGGTATTTACCAGCAGGCTCTTTGTGATGTTACGAAAAGGTTTGTTAAAAATAACAAAAGAAATTGCATCGAGAATAGTAGACTTACCGGCACCATTCTTACCAACAATCATAGTAATATTAGCTTTGTCCAATTCGATTCTGGTTACATAATTACCAGAAGATAAAAAGTTTGCATACTCTATCCATTTAAACTTAAGCACGAATTTCCTTATAAATGTTATCGAATAATTGTATAACGTCTTTTTTATTTGAAATATCTAATTGATCAATATGACCGTAAAAAATAGATTCTAGCTCGTCAACGACGATTTCTTGATTAGTCAATTCAATTTTCTTAAATGTATTGTCAATAATGGTAAGATTATTAATACCCTGATCACTAAGTTTACTTACAAAGTCATTGTATTTGTTTTCAGAATTCTTTTCTTTTACCATAAGTCGAACATATGTATCTTTATACTTTGAATAATCTTCTTCAGAATTCTCATTATATTCTATTACGTTAAACATTGTGTAAGGATTCCGAAGATAATTGACATGACCAGTATCAGTATCCAATATTGATATCCCTTTCCACTCATTATAATCAGACCAATCGAACTGAAAAGCGGCACCAAGATAACGAATATTATTTCCACTACTGCGATTATGGAAATGACCAGAAAATACAGAATCAAAATTGTTAAAATCTCGGCGGTCAATACCTCCATGATGTAAAGTTCCTCTTTTTACTTCGAAGCCATCGACTTCTAAATGTCCAAAACAATATCTAGCGTTTGAGTTCTTAATGAAATGTAATGATTCTTCTCGGTTCTCGTCGCAAATCCAAGGCAGCATGAGAATCTTGCAGTCGCCGACCATAATTTCTTTCGGACGATCATAGACATCGCCCTTGGCGACAAACTTACTCATTGCATTAATACGCAATGTATTTTTGTAGAATGCGTCATGATTTCCTACAAGCCAATGCTGCGGAATATCTAGATCAGCCATAGGATTGAGAAAATCGTTCTGAAGGGTGTCATAGGTCTTGTAATTCACGACTCGACGATTATCTACAAGATCGCCTAAATGAAAGATAGCATCGGGCTTGTAGGCGTCAATATAACGGAAGAAAACATTATCAATAAATTTCTTTTGATAATTATAAAAAAGGGCGTTATCACTTCTAACGCCCCAATGAGTGTCACATATCACCAAAATTCGCATTTATATTTTATTTCTTTCTGAAGATATTTTGTTTTGCAGCTTTGGTAATTGACTCGTCGAGATATTCACGAATTGCGTTGATTCTATCTTCAAGGGATAATCTTTCATTTACCATCTTGGCTTTTTTGTACTTTTCGACTATATCCTTGATAAGGTCTGGTATTAAATGTTCATTTTTCACATGTATATTCCTTAATCTAATTGAAACTTAAAAAAGTATTTTTAACCTATTTCTTCAGGTTTGTCAACTACTTTCTTACGTCTATTTTTAATCATTCCTTGAAACCATCCATCAGGGATGATTAAATTATTTTTTACTCTTTTATGTTCGAATCCGTTTGTTATCCAAATTGTACCTTCATCATAAAATTTCTGTAATTGGTGTGAAGGATTAAACCCACTTTCTTTTTTAGATTGTGACATTTTTAATTTAGTTTCATTAGTATGTTGTTTTCCATACATATGATGTTTATCACCAGCAGATTTATCTTTACGATTTTTAGATATGTTTTGTTTTGTTTCTTCTGATCTTATTTTACCTGTCCAAAACCCTTCTTTTCCTAAATGAGAATTTGAAAGATTTTTTTTATGTTCATCTGTGAAAGGAGCTTTCTTTCGGCCTTTATGAGCAACAGATATTTTATTATTACGTTCTTCTGAAAAAACTCCATAACCCATTTCATATTTAATTATAGCATGATTATAATATTTTTTACCTAATTTTTTTGGATCAATTAGACATAACCATTTATATTCTTCATTCCACAAATCTTCTTTATTATTACATCTATAAATTACTCGTCTAGAAAAATCTATTTTACGACGTTTATATGCATGTCGCATCCAATCACTAGAACATATGTAACCGTCTGTCTCAGTACCCCAATGTGCTCCTATATAATAACGTTTGTGCTTACGGTCAAACCAGATGTATATGAAACCATACTTTTCCATTTCATTCTCCTTTAAAATTAACTTTCAGTAGTATTTATAGTATTTCGTCTTTTTCTATTCTTCTCATAAGAGAGATTTTTATGCTTGGCATAATTATTTTTTTCTTTAGGCTTTTCAAAATTATTAATTACTTTATTGTGTTCATCATTATCAAGTAATGATTCTATATTTTCATCTGTAGCGTGCATAATGAGATTTTCAATATTCTTATGCTTTACGTATGCTTCTATTCTTTCTTTTTGAATTCTTTGTAAGAAGCAATTCCAAGCAATCTGAGTAAAGTAAGCAAAAGGATTCTTACTTAAATTTGGATCATATTTATGAAGGTGTACTGCCTCGACCATCTTTTCGATAGCGTCTCCGACAAGTTCTTCTCTAAAACTATACATAACGAAATTTATTTTACCTGATAGATTCGTTGCGATATGCATAATACATTCACCTATATATCTTGGAATCTCAGGTGTTTTTTTATTATTCTTTTCGCTAATTGTCACGTCTTCATAAAACTTTACTAATGCAGCGTGCAAATCGTTACCATTTATATATGAACGTTTTGATCTTGGCTTTCTAACAATTATACGTTCATCTACTATTTTTTGTTCTGAAATATCTTTTCTCCTTGTTATCTGTTTTTTATATGGAGCTATCTAAAAATTGTTCTTGACACCCCTAAAAATTTTTTGCTATAATATATTTCTCTTACTTACCTTAAAATTCCTTTACTATCCTCTATATACCTTAATAGTACTTCTATATATACCTTTATATATAAAGATAAAGAATTAAAAAAAGAAGGTAAAGCAACATGTCGTTAAAGTTCATTAAAGTACTAGAGATTATATAATATATTAATTTAATATTAATGTCAACATAATAATATAATAATAAGAAAGAAAAAATTTTTACATATCGATTTTGTAGAATTTAAAATCAAACTGTTCCTGTTTGTACAGTTGAAGACGACTACGGAAATGCTCTAAGGTGATATTTCTGATTTCTGAAGTGATATCGTCAGCAATATCAAAAAGTTCTATTTCAAATTTTACTTTAGAAATACGAAGCCCTCTACCGATAGACTGTAACACTTTAATTCTTGACTTTGATGGAAAAGCAAAGATTAAATTATTAATAGAAGTAATATTGATTCCTGTAGAAAAGACTGTAGAACATACAGTAATTGACTTTTCATGACTTTCTACATATTCTCTTATTTTTTCTCTTTCAGCAGTATCGGTTTCACCATCTACATAATAAACTGGACAAGTAGCTTTTTTTCTGATAAGTTCATATAATGCCTTACCATGTTCTTTAAATCTGAACATCACAAAAGAATTACCATTTAAGGACAGAGCTAGGTTTGCAATAAAAATATTTCTTTTTTCTTTATCAGTAATATACTTTAGTTCGTCTTGATATTCTAACTTTTCAAGATATGCGTCTCGATACGGATTATCGGTGACATGCTTTAGAATGATACATCTAATCATTAATTTGGATGAAAATTCTTTGTCCATCATTTGCTTTGAAGTAATAAACTGAATCTCACTACCGAAAAGTCCTTCGATTATATGATCATAATAAGGCTCTCCTGTTACTGTTCCTGTAAATCCAATTTTAACTGGTGTATTTACAGTCTTGTTCATAATACCAATTAATGAATCAGCCTTGAATCCGTGAACTTCATCACCGATGACAACACGGTATTCTTCAAAAAAATTTTCATTTTGAAGGTAGATGCTTTGCCACGTAGATATTGTTAGTTTCTTATCAGTCGTTTTTGATCGGCCTTCATAAATCAAATGAATATTTTCAGCAGCCTCGGTGTAGCCATAAGAAATAAAATCTTTACACATTTGCTCCACGAGACTTGTCGTCGGAACAATCAATAAAGTTTTAGTATTGTAATATCTATAGAGTAAGTAGATAATAAGGGATTTACCAGAACTGGTCGGTGAGACGCA